TTTTACGTTAGCGATGAAGCGAACGCAGACTTTCGGTTCTGGTGGTATGTGTGTGGCTGAATCCTCTCCTGGTCGAGACTTCACAGATATGTCATGGAAACCATCGACACCACATGAAGCACCTCCAGTTGGCGGTATCCTCGGACTTTACAACACCGGTGATAGACGTATCTGGCATTGGAGTTGTCCTCATTGCGATGGTGATATTCCTGTGATGCCTGGACTTGATGAAATTACAAAAAAAGGTGCGAAGGCAACCTCTAAAGAATATGCGAGTATTGTTTGTCCTGAATGTGGTTCGATAATAGACCACTCATATAAAAACAAGATGAATCTAAAGGGTTGGTGGAAGAAAGAGAATGATCAGGAAAGTTCGATAGCATCTTTCTGGTTAGGTGGTACTGCTGCAAAATTTCAAACTTGGGAGTCTCTTTTAGAAAAAGAATTTTTAGCATTGAAGCATTATCAAGATACCGGTGAGGAAGAGAAGTTAAAGGCCACAAGAAACACTGACCAGGGTATCCCGTTCATTCCTTTATCTGCATCAGAGAAGATGACTGCACAAGAACTTGAAAGACGGGCAGAAGATTTACCCAAAAGAAAGGTTGTTAATGGTGTTAGGTTCTTGACCGCCTCGGTCGATGTCCAGGCTCATAAATTTGTTTGTCAGATTGAAGGGGTCGGCGTGAACCTTGAAAAATGGCTGGTGGATAGATTTGATATCGGTATGTCCGATAGAATTGTAAATGATGAAAATGCTCACATCGATCCGGCAGGATATAAAGATGATTGGAAAGTTTTAGTTGATAGAGTGATTAACGCTAGATACGAACTTGATGATGAATCTGGTCGTAAGATGCAGGTTTTAATGACAGTATGTGACTCTGGTGGTTTATCTGGAACAACCGAGAACGCCTATAGTTTTTGGAAGTATTGTAAGGGTATTGGTCTTAAAGATCGTTTTAAATTGATAAAAGGTGTGCGACCTAAACCTAATTCAAACACACCTACTATACACATGAGTATGCCAGATAAAAGCTCATCGGCAGCCAGAAAAGCGAAAGTGGTAAATGAGATGCCGTTATGGATACTTAATACAACAGTTCTAAAAGATGCTGTCACTGCTAACCTGAGAAAAGAAGCCAAAGGTAAAGATTATTATCATTTTGTTGATTGGATGCCTTCTCACTTTTATGCTGAGATTGTTGTTGAGACAAGGAACGATAAAGGTTGGGATAATATCAATAACGCTAGAAATGAAACTTTCGATTTACTTTGTTACAACAAAGCAGCCGTTATGATCAAGATTGATAGTTATTGGAAAAAAGAATTAAATTGGGATAATCCTCCTGCATGGGCAGAGAAATGGGATAATAATTCTGAAGTTTCAAACAAAGCCATTACGTCTGGTGAATCTAAGGTTAAAGTTAAGCAACGTAAGCCTCGTATCACGATGAAGCGTTAGAGTTGGCGATTATAAAACTTGTATGCTACAATCCGCATAATATGAAATTTTTATCGTTAGGATTACTATGGCCTACACACAAACTGATTTAGATAAAATTGATGCTGCTATCGCAGGTGGTTTGCGTAGGGTTAGATTGAATGGTCGTGAGGCTGAATATTTTAGTGCTAACGATCTTTTGACGTTACGAACTCAGATCCAGAATGATTTGAATAAATCTACGACTGTTCGTAGACCAACTGCATTTAGAGCAAGAACGAGTAAAGGTTTATAATGAGTTTACGTCAACGTAAAAAAACCAAATTAAAAGAGTATTCAAATCGCAAACAACAGTCAGCGATCATACCGTTTAGACAAAAACCTGCTGATCAACGGGCTTATGAGGCCTCAAGTACAGGTCGTAGGCTCGGTCAATGGGATGCTCCTAATCTCGCACCCACACAAGCAGTATCCACAGAACTAGACACGTTGCGTAAGCGTAATCGTGCAGCAGTAAGAAACAACCCTTGGACTTCAAGAGCTATTAAAGTTGATGTTGCTAATGAAATTGGAACTGGTATTGTACCAAGACCTGCAACAGATGATCTTGAGTTTAATAAAGCATTATCAGAATTGTGGCGTGATTATTACCCGTTGGCTGACTATGCAGGTGGATTGGGTGTTTACGGCCTACAATGGTCTGCATCTCGTTCAAGAAAAGAAGCTGGTGAAGTTTTTATCCGCATCATTCGACAACGCTCTAATCGTAATATTCCAGTACCGTTACAGTTCCAAATAGTTGAGTCTGATATGTGTCCGACAGGATTAAATCGTACCAGACTTGAAAATGGTAATGGTATTAATTCCGGTGTTGAGATTGATGATAATGGTAAGCCCGTTGCGTATTGGTTCTATAAGCATCATCCAGATGACTTTTTAAATACAACGAATTTATCAATACAAGATATGGTGAGGATTAAAGCCAATGACATTATCCACCATTTTATACCGAATCGCCCTGGTCAGCTTCGTGGTGAACCTAATGGCGTTCAGTCTATGGTTCGCTCCTATGTGTTTGATAAATATGACGATGCAGAACTTGGTAGAAAAGAAGCAAGATCACATTTCACTGGTGTAATTCGCAGACCCGAGTATGGAGAAGAAGATTATAAGTTCGATCCTATTTCTGGTGAACCGATAAGTAAAGATGAATCTGATGTACCGATGATCGAAATGGAAACTGGTACATTTCCTAATTTATTACCTGGTGAAGATGTTACGCTATTTGATGGTGATGATGCAGGTCGTGGTTATAAAGATTATCAACATTATCAGTTATTGGGTATGTCAGCAGGTCACGATGTACCTTACCAATTGTTGTCTGGTGATTATACTGAGATAAACGACAGATTATGGCGAGCTATCATGAATCAGTACCATCGTGAGATTGGTCAGAATCAAGATATGTTTGTAATACCTCAAGTATGTCGTAGAATGTGGATTGAATTTGTTGATCGTGCTATTTTGTCCGGTGCTGTAAAAGCACCTAAGAATTACAACACTAATAGATTTAACTATATTCGTTGTGATCATCGACCACAAGCATTTAAACATATTCATCCTCAACAAGATGTCGCTGCTAGAATCGCAGAAGTTGATGCAGGTTTTGTATCGAGACAAAAGACTGTTGATGAATTGCGTGGTGAGTCTGTTGAAGAGGTTGACGCTCAACGTAAGTCAGATATGGATCGTGAAGAAAAATTAGGTCTTAAACAAGATGTGGTAGACGAAAATCAAAGTAAGAACTCTAATAGTAGTTCTAACCAAAGTAAGGATAAGAAAAATGAACCCTCTAAAAGTTCTAAGTAAATTGTTTAAGAAGCACCCTAATAATGCGGTGATCTCTGAACTTTACGCTAAGATGTCGCAACCTTTGTTTGTGCATCCAGAATTAGGTGAGGCGGTTATGCGTTCTTATCTACATGCCAGTGAACAGAATTATGGATTTTTGCAGGGTGACACTGAACGTGATGGCTCAGGTTATGTTGTTCGTAGTAATAATATTGCTGTGATTGATATTTCAGGTGCTTTAACAGCCAGAGAAGAGAATGTTCCTTGTGGTGCTGCACCAGCATCATACGAGGTTATTAAACAGGATATAGCGATGTTACTCGCAGATGAGTCTGTTAGTACGATTGTTGGTCGTTTTGACTCTCCTGGAGGCATGGCTGCACAGAATATGGACTTGTCGGACTTCATCTATGCAAGTCGTGGTCAAGGTACTAAAATGGTAGCAATGGTTGACGATATGGCTTATTCAGCAGCGTTCGGTATTGCATCAGCGTTTGATGAAATTTGGGTCACTCGTACATCAGGTGTCGGTTCTGTTGGGGTGGTTAGCTATCATGTTGATCAGTCTGAAGCTAACGCTAAAGCAGGTATTAAAATAGAATATATTTACGCTGGTGATAAGAAAATTTTGGGGAATCCTCATGAAGAATTATCGGAAGAAGGTCGTAAAGGATACCAGGCTGAAGTTGATCGATTATATAATCTTTTCACTTCTACTATCGCTCGTAATCTTAATTTATCAGTTGACCAAGTAAAAGCGACTCAGGCAGGTACTTTTCACGGTGAAGAAGCGTTGAAGGTTGGGTTCGCCCATAAAGTCGGCACTTTCGATGAATTGCTAACGTCACTATTAGCTGTCGAAGCTGAGAAGGAAAAAGCAATTCTCGCTGAGAAAGATAACGAGTTAATCATCGTTGCAGATGAGTCAGAGAAGCCAACTATAGAACAGGCGTTAGAAACTGCTGAGAAAAATGTTGAAGAAGGTGTGACTGAGCCGTTAGGTGTGACTGAGCCGTTAGGTGAGAGTCCACTTGAATCTGCTGTTGATCAAATCAACGAAGCTGAACAAGAACAAGATTTAGGTGTACCAGATCCAGAAGATATACCAAATAATGATGGTGCTGAAGCATCAGAAGAAATTAATCCAGAAGAGCAATCTGAGGATGAGCCAACGAAGGATGACGATGGTTTAACAGCTCAAGATGAAGCTAAATTAAAACTTGAGGCTGAAAAGCTAAAGTTGCAAGAAGAAACTAACGTTGAGATCGAGGCACTTTGTGAGGCTGCAAATGTTAAAAATCTTGCGAGAGTTTTTATTGGTGCAAATATGGCAATTGACCAAGTGCGTGAAGAACTGTTATCATTAACAGCAACAAACGCAAACGGCATTGTTAATTCAACGTCAGTTACATTGACTAACGATACTGATAACATCAGTAAATCGTGGGCAGATGCTTTTGACAAAATTTAATAATTAAATTTAAGGAGAACCTATAATGGGTGTCTTTCAAACTGAAGGTAATCACGCTGGCGAATTTATTGTTAGCGAAGTAAACATTGATATGTGTCGTGAAGTTGTCACTGTCATTTTAGGTGCAACAGTTGTTGCAGGTACAGTGATGGGTAAGATCACAGCGAGTGGTAAATACACTGAGCTTGCTCCTGCTGCTGGTGATGGTAGTGAAGTTGCTGCTGGTGTGTTATTTGATGGAGTGGATACTACTGCTGACATTGATGGTATCATCATTAAGAACCTTGCTGTTGTTAACAACAAAGAATTAGATTGGGGTTCTGCTGATGCAGGTCAACAAACTACTGCCATTGCGGAACTTAAAACACTAAACGTGTTCGTTAAGTAATCGTTAATTAATCTTTAAGGAGTTTTATCTCATGGAAATCATGGATATTTTTAATAACGATGCGTTTAGTTTAGCTTCAATGTCAGAAGCTATTGAGCGTGTCCCTACAAACCCTGGTCGTTTAGGTCAACTGAACTTATTCACCAACAAGCCAATTCGTACTGATCATTTTGGTATTGAAGAACGTGAAGGTGTTTTGAATTTGATTCAAACAACCAAGCGTGGTCAAGACCTAGAGAAAGGTACTGTTGAAAAACGTAAAATGCGTTACTTCAATACTTCTCGTATTGCTAAACAAGATACAATTTTAGCTTCAGAGCTTCAATTTGTTCGTGCGTTCAACACTGAAGATGCTGTTAAGCAGGTTCAGGCTGAGATTGCAGAACGTCTATCTGGTTCTACTGGTCTTATTGCCGATCTTGATTATACCCGTGAATATCATCGTTTAGGTGCTATCCAGGGTAAAGTTATGGATGCTGATGGTACTTCTGTAATCTATGACTTCTATTCTGAGTTCGATATTAGTGAAGCCGATGAGATTGCTTTTGATTTATCTGCTGCTTCGCCTACAGATGGTGATTTGCGTAAGTTGATCCAAGCGTCTGTTGTTCGCCCTATGCGTCAGATTGCTAAAGGTGCGAGATACTCCGGTATTCGTGCGTTATGTAGTCCTGAATTTTTCGATGCACTTATTGCTCATCCTGAAGTTCGTGAGACATATAAAGGTTATGCTGCTAACGCTGATCTTCGTACTGGTTACGACAAAGAAGCCTTCCAATTCGGCGGTGTTGTTTGGGAAGAGTATATCGGTGATGACACTAACTCTGAAGTGGCGTTAGCTGCTGAAAAGGTACGTTTCGTTCCTGAAGGCACTGGTAATTCTGTATTCCAGACTATCTATTCTCCTGGTGAGCGTTTTGACGATATTGGTCAGTTAGGTAAAGAAATGTATTCTTGGGTTATTCCTGATGATAAGCGTGATTCGTTTGTTGATCTGGAAGTGTTCACATATCCTCTGTATATGTGTCGTAGACCTGATATGTTGTTCCGAGGTAAAGCCGGAGCTGCGTAAGTCCTAACGGATATTGTAACTCGAAAGGGTGGGTGGTTACGGGTTATTGACGGGGACACTATTGATGTCGGTATTGATCTTGGTTTTGGTATATCGGTCTTTAAACGTATCCGGTTCAACGGAATCAATGCACCTGAAACAAGAACAAAAGATAAAGAAGAAAAACGTAAAGGTTTTGAAGCAAAAGATTGGTTAGAAAGTGTTTTACCTAACGGCGAACTTACTATCAAAACTCATAAAGATTCTACAGGAAAGTATGGTAGAATATTGGCTGAAGTTTATGTCGATAAAATGCACGTTCAAACAGAGATGTTAAATCTTGGATTAGTTGAGGTTTATAGATAATGCAAAGTTTTGAAGAATTTTTACGAGATGTACAAAAATATAAATTAGATACCACAAGTATACAATCACTAAAAACAGCATTTAAGTATACTAATGGATGTGGTTCTAAAGGTGGTATTCATTTCCCACCAACTATGTGGGGAGTACATATCGAAGTTGCTTGTAATTTACATGATATTCGTTGGAGTAATGCTGAAAATATGAAGGACTTGCTTATTGCCAATGAACAATTTGATAATGATTTGAAAACAATTTGCGATACTGAATCTATGAATGACTTCACAAGATGGATGCGTAGAATGAGAATTGCAAAATATGTATCCGGTGTTGAACTCGTTGGTACGGATAATGAAGCAGTTAAAAGAGGATTTATTTAATGGAGATGTACGAGCGAGTTGTAACAGTTTTATCAACTTTATTGTTTATTGGATTAATATTAACAATTTTTCTCATATCGGGTTGCTCATTAAATGATGCCATCAGTGAGAATATAAAAGAAGAGAATTTTAATCAAGGTTGTAAAGTTGTTCATGCTAATACAACTCTTGGTTACATGTCTCAGTCAGGATCATTAGGTGTTCCCTGTAAATTAAAATGTTCTAAAGAATTACCCCCTAGTTACTGCTTTAAATACGATAGTAAAACTCCTTATGGTAACTGTAATGTTTCAGCAGGATCAGGTTGTTTTAAGCAGGAGAATGTCAATGAGTGATCAACAAGTTGTGGATAGAAGAGTGAGCAATCATACAATGGAACGCCATGCTAGTTCGATAGGAATAGCCTTAATCATAGCTATGTTATTGTGGGTAGGTAATTCAATACTTACGCAAAGTAAAACACAGGGTAAAATATCTGGAGATATTCGTGTAATGGCGAGTGAGGTTAAGCATTTAAAACAGATAATAAAAGATGCAACCGAAAACCGATACACTGCATTGGATGCTAAGCGAGATCGAGATGAGTGTGAGCGAAGGTACAGTGGTATAGTTATTAGAATAGATGAACTAGAAGAACGTTATCACGGTAGCGGTCAATAATGTTAAGTAAAAACTTCTTTAGGGAAGAATTTGCTTGTAAAGACGGTTGCGGTAAAGACACCGTTGACTCTGAATTGATAGACGTTTTACAAGATGTGAGAGATGAATTTCTAAGACCGGTTAGTGTCAATAGCGGTAATCGTTGCGAAGCTCACAATAAAGCTGTAGGTGGTAGTGATAACTCGATGCACTTATATTCTAAAGCAGCCGATATAAGAGTTGGTTATATCGATCAGAATAAAGTTGCTAATTATCTCGAAACTAAGTATCCAGACAAGTATGGGATTGGGCGATATAAAGATTTCACACATATTGATGTTAGACCGAATAAAGCTCGATGGGATTTACGATGAAGATCCAAACAATTTTAGTTATGCTACTCAGTTTTGTTGTCGGTGCATTAGTTTATGCTACCGATTGGCAACGGAAACAAGATGAAAAAATTGCTGATATAGATAAATTAATTACTCGCCAAAGTGCGCTAATGGAAATGCAAATTAAATATAATGAATATATGGTTGATCGTAGAGTGATTAGTCACTCTTTTAGCGACAATGAAGATGAACCTATAAAAGTACAGGCGGGTGAATAAATAATGACTCTTGCTATAACACCAAATCTTACAGATATGGATTCTAATAACTGTGATTCATATAATAACTGGGCAGGTGATGCTTCGGGTGCTGACACAGAAATTTTTTGGCAAGGTACGGGTTCAGTATATTGGTACTTACCTAAAAATAGTACAGAAACAGAGGTATTATCTGCTCCTACATCATGGGATATGTCAGGTGCAGATACTCATTTTTATATTTGGCTAATGTCTACAATCGCTCCTGCTTTAATAGCCAAGTCCACAGGCACAGTCACAGAATCAGGTGTAATGATTCGGTTTACAGATACGAGTAATAATTATGTGGAATTCCATCTTACAGGTGGCGATATTTGGGGTGGAGCGTGGACTAATTTCGTAATAGACATTTCTAATACTTCTGAAATATTTGCCGAATCCGGAACAATGAATTGGAACGTTGTTGAAACGATGAGTGTGACATTAGACTGTTCTGGTTCATCTCATCGTTCTTCAACGGGTAACTTTTGGATTGATGTCCCTCGATTTGGTACTGGTTTAACTATTACTGGTACGACCACTACAGCAGGTGAAGCTTGGAAAGAAGCAACTGCAATATCTGATCACGTTGATTATAAGTATGGTGTGCTTTCTGCTATTGAGGGAACTAACTTTGCTCAAGGTAAACTTATTATTAATGCAACGGATTTTGATACGTCAAATGAAGATGTAAAATTTCGTGAACAATTTCCTGAAGGTGGGTTCATTAGTTCAGGTTTCTATTCAGTTGCAGCAGATACCAGTGCTGATATCACGATGGCTAATGGTTCAATTAAAGCTAATGGTGCAGTTGCAGATGACGTTGCGAGATTCACTTTAGATATGAGCAGTGCTTCAGCATTAGCTGTTTCTGGAATGTCATTCTCCAGAGCAGGAATTTGTACTTTTGCTTCAGGTCAAACAATCACGACTTCAGTATTTAATAACTGCCAACAGATAAGACCGATAACAGCTTCATTTACATATAACTCAATAAGTAGTTCGGATGATACGATTGAGGGAGCAATGTTGCTTCCTTTGTCAAATAATATCGACAATATTACTTTTGAAGATAATACTTACGATGTTTATATCACTGAAAATGGAACGTATAATGACGAAACATTTTCGCATGGTACAAATACAACAGATTTACACTATAATAATGCAAGTGTATCAACATTTAATACTCCGTCTGATGGTAATACCTCAACAGTTACTAATGATTCAGGAGTAATGACAGTTGTCGCTAATCAGGTTACTGTAAAAGTAATAGTTCGAGATGCTAGTGACAATGCTTTACTTTCTGGAGCAAGAGTTCAATTAATGGACGTAGCAACAAAAGCTATCATTTATTTGAATGATGAAACTACCGGAACCGGTGAAGTTTCTACAGCAGTCGATTACGTGTCAGACGTTCCAGTAATGGGATGGGTAAGAGAACAAGATGTATCAGGTGTGGACTATGTTGCACAAGATATTTCTGGTACAATCAAGTCCACAGGATTTGAATTAGAAGTTAAATTACAGCCAATCTAGGAGAAACTTAAATGGCTCATTACGATAGAGATGCTTCGGCAGCATCAACAGTCACAGCATTTCTAGCGCAGTTTTCCATATCTGCTACCGGAGATGTTCGATACGTGTCAGGTGCTAATACCTTTCATATTTGGTGGTTACATAGAGCATTGCAGAAAAAGGCTTGGGATTTTGCTGTTTCTGGTGATGACTATATTAATTTAGCAAAACCTAATCCAAGTACTTCAGAGGCATTAGGTACAATTATCACCTTGCTTGATCACAGTACTGACTTCTCAGTTCGTTATAATATTGATGATGCCGCGGCTGAATATTTATTCGGTGGTTCAATTGAACAACAAAATGCTTCAGATGAAAAAGAACGTTATTCAGGTCTTATTGTACTTGGTTCTGTAAATAATACAGCTACTACTCTGCAAATGGTTCAAAATGCAGCTCTAGTTACAGAATTTTGGGGTGATGTTGCTACAGGTTGGAATCAAACTGACTCCTCTACATTATTACGAATTCTTGTTAAAACGTATGTTGCAGATGCAGAAGTTGATGGTTCACGAGTAAATGTGAAAGCTTCTCATTGGGGCGATACTTACGCTATTTGGGAAACTACTCTCGGTCTTGGTGAGAAAGTTGCTGCGATTAACACATTCTCTGACCCACAAAATGATACCCTTCTTGCTACTGTTCAAGCTTATGGTGATAACTCTGCGGAAGCAGAAGGTATTGATTTAATTGATGTTGATGGTAATGGCGATAAATTATTTTTAGGTACTTGGTCTTATGCAGCTCTATCCGTTAATACTAAGAAAGCATTATATGAGCGTGTTAAATCATTCTTAGTTGAAAGTACGTCAGAAACTGTTTGGGGACTTGATGGTGATTTATTCACAGGTCGTATTTATGATGTAGTTCTTACTGCCGGTACAGGCGGTGAAGATTGGGTTCAAAACGAAACAGTAACTTGGACTGGTACTAGTGCAGGTGAAGGTCAAATACTTGGTTTCTTACAAGCTGCTGATGATGGTGCTAATCGCTTAATTATCCATATTTCAAAGGGTGTTCCGCCTCTTGATATATCTACATTAACTGGTGCTGCTGCTGAGCAGGGTTCTAATGGTGATGCCACTAAGATTACAACATCTCCAAGTATTCTCGGTGTATTTACCGGTTCTGCTTGGATTGCTGCTTATGGTATTGGTGTTAAAGCTGATGAATTAACCTTTGGTGATTCTGTAACGTCTCTTGATGGTGAGCAACCTGCTGTTCCACAGAACGTAACATTAACAGTTAATATGACTGTTGGTGTTAATACAGATAGACCTCATGTTTTCTTAGCTGAAAAAGATGGTGTTCTTAATGCTCCTGATTATGATAAGTACGCAGGTACTACTCAAACTTCAGGTGCTGGAATCGTAGTTACGGGAACAGCAATTGATGCGGATGAGCCTCAAACCGGTTGGGTAGGGGTTCTACACACTGGTAATACTTCATATACTTTTTATGAATATAGTTCTTGGACTGGTTCAACGTTTACATTAGTGGGTACTATTGATGATGATGTAGTTATCGCTGACCCAATATTCATTGCATTTTTATATGATGTTGATGATCAAGATACACTTACACCAAGTGTATCCAGAACGTTTGTGTTTGATGCAGGTACTCGTGACTTTGTTGGTTGGGTACGTCATGGTGATCCAGCAGCTCCTGATAAACCTGTACCTATCTCGTTTACAGGTGTCGGTTCTAACTCTACATCAGTAACAGTTGTACTAGATGATGAGAGCTAAACATGGCATATTCAGTGGATTGGATAGCGAAAGTTATCTCCATTCCACTTGCCGATTTAGTGTGGACTTCCGGTAAATTATATGATTTAGCTTTATCGGATTTTCATAAAGAATTACGCAGGTTGGAATCAGCTTTTGACGAAGGTCTTTGGGCGGTAGATATTTTAGATCATACTGACCCAAAAACAATTTCAGGTGTAACATACGCTGCTTTTGATGAAGTAATTAATGATTATACCATTCAATTTATTGGTGATATTGATGCTGTAACATTAAAAGGTTCTAATAATAATATCGTTGATGTGTATATTTTCAATGGTATTTCTGTTATTCCTAATAACTCAGCAGGTTTACAGGATTTAAGTACGATGTTAGCTTCTGCTTATAATTCTGAAGTTTGTATAAGTATGGTCAAAGGTCAGTCTGGTACTTCTGTTCCAATCGGGACAAGAGGTAGGCCTTCTGATAATTGGCATGATACAAACGCCATTGCAGATTTTAATGGTATTAAGACTATCCGTGTGCTTGAATCAATGAGTATTGACGGTAGTGCTGATTTTAGTGATGGTCATACATTTATTGGTGATAATCCTGTTGCAGTTACAATAACTATATTACCTGAAGCTACTGTATCAACTTGTGTTTTTATGCAAGCTATGATTACCGGTACGTTAGATAGTGCCAATGTTGTTCAGGATGCAGGTATCTATGATTTACTCGCAATCCATGGTGTTTTACAACGTGTTGCATTTACAGGTAAAGTATCTGTTGCTTCAGGTGGATTACTTACTGCCATGGATTGTCATTCCGGCATTGCCGGTGGTGATGAGGGTCAAACCGCAGAAATAAGTATGAGTGGTAATGGATCACTAAGGTTAAGAGAAATAAGTATGAGTGGTAATGGATCACTAAGGTTAAGTAATTATGTCGGAGGTGTTCTTCTGACAGATTACACAGGTGGTGGTGCTATCTCAATGGACGTTGAAGGTCGAGTAATAGTAGATACTTCTTGTACAGGCGGCGATATTTATATCCGTGGTGCAAACTGCCAAGTTACAGATAATTCTACAGGCACTTGTGTAGTGCATGATCAAACGAACTGGAAAGTATTAGAACATATTAAGTATCTAGATCACTCTGTCTACATTGACACTGAAAAAGTAGATGCCGGTAAAGGTACGGTTCATGAACCATTTAATAATGTAACAGATGCTATTGATTATGCTGAACGTTATAATGTTCGTAAACTAACTGTTTATTCTGATATTACACTAGACAGGCAGATTAAGAACTTTGTAATTAATGGTATTGGTACTCCTAAGATAGATTGCAATGGTCAAATTCTAACGGGTTCAGAATTTACCCATGTAGAAATGACAGGTTATTACTCAGGTAGAATAATTACTCAAGATTGTAATTTATCGGGTTTATTAACACTTAACGGTTTCTTTGAAAATTGTGCATTGGCTAGTGGTTTCAATATTCCAGATGGTGCAACAGCTTTGGTTAAAGATTGTGCTACATTGGAAACTTCGTTAGTTCCAACTGAATTTACATTAGGTGTTGGTTCAAATCTTATAATGACAAGCTATGATGGTGGTGTGCAATTTAGTGATATCACTGATAGTGGTTCAGTTGTTAAATGTATTC